ATAAAGAGAGGCTGGAGTGTCGAATATTTAGGAAATATGGCTTATACTACTGGGGCCACCATCTCAAGGATTGAAAGCGACAAGCAATTCCCAAGAAAAAAAACTCTTAAAAATATTGCTAAAGCTCTATCCGTATCCGAGACATATTTCTATCCGAGCGAAAATGTTTTCAGGAAATCCCCTTCGGGTGCGGAAGAAAACAAAAAATCTTTGAACAATAATAATGTTCGCCGATTTGATGATTATGTTCTAAAAAAAGATGAGCGATATAAAAAGGGGAAGGAATATCTTTACCAAATTTTTAATTCCAGACATGAAGACGTAAAAAAGTCAATTTATTTTAATCTGGAGACATTCGCCGGAACCGTTGAGGAAAGAGACTCGAAAAAGAAAAAAATATCGTGATTGTCGGAGGGTCAGAATTATGAAAAAATCAATTACGTTTCAAATTTAAAAACCCCTTGACAATCCCTTTGATTTATGCTTTTCTTAATCATCCACGCATTCCCCCGCCCATCAAGGAGACTTGGTGGGCACAATCCCCCACAAAATAGTTATGAAGTGCCGGTTCTACGAACGTAGGGACCGGCCCGGTCGCTGGATCGTCACCCTTTATTGGAAGGGGAAACGATACTACCGGGGGTATTACGACCAGAAAGAACCCCTCTCTTCTGAGCGCCTAGCCCTGCGGGTAGCTGAACAGGTCAATGGGGATATTGAAGAAAAGGGCAAGTCTTTTGATCCCCGGAGATGGTTCAGGCCTTCCGCCTCGGAGATGGCTTTTAAAAACTATGCTGAAAAGTGGCTTGCCCGCCAAACCCACTATGCCCCTTCCGTGGTCCGGGATGTCAACCGGCATATCCAGGCGGCTATGGATTATTTTAAGGAAATGGATATCCGGGAGATCCGGGCTGGTGCCGTGGAGGACTTCGTCGCTAATCTTCCCGCCCATCTGTCCCCTAAATCAAAAAAGAACATCCTGACCACTCTTCACAAACTCTTGGCCGATGCCTTCCGCCGTGAGGATATCCCCCGGATTCCGCCCTTCCCGGTCGTCTCGGTCCCGGTCCCCGAGGTTAAATGGACCACCCGGGAATGGCAGGACAAAATTATTGAGGCCATGCCGGCGCGGGACCGGCCTATTTTTATCTTCTGCCAGACCTACGGAGTCCGGCCAGGGGAGGCCCGTGCCCTGCAATGGGATTGCGTGGACTTCGACAAGGAGATAATCACTATCAGACGTTCTTTCTCTGGCCACACCCTGAGAGATCAAACCAAGACTGGAATGATACGATACCTCCCCCTGATCGAACCAGCAGAATCGATTTTAAAGCGTCTCCGGGGTATATCCGGTTTTGTCTTTCGGAACAGCCTAGGAAACCCCTACTCGGCAGAGATGTCCAGGGTTTGGAGAGAGGCCAGGGATAAGGTCGGCGCCCCGGAAGTCAACCTCTACCAGGGCACCCGGCACAGCTTGGCCAGCCAGAAGGTCAGCGAAGGGCACTCCCTGGACCGGATCAGGGATCTACTCGGACACACAACCACCCAGACGACCAGGCGTTATGCCAGGACCAGCGTTGAGGGATTGAAAGGATTGTTGGAATGAAAATAAAAACAAGTTACGGAAGACAACCTAGATCGGTGGGATAAGGGGCGAATAATGGAAAACTGGAAGACGCTGCTGGGCGGGGCGCTGGAAGTAAACGGCGAGTCGTGGGACGATGTGGTAGCCAACACTATGACCGAAGAGGACATGGTGGAAGAGTTTGATTCCGGCTATGGCGGAACCGAGGGATGCCCCTTTACGGTTTGGACGAAGAACCGCGTCTATTTCCCGGTCTGCTACGACGGCTCTGAGTGGGTCGGCAGCGTTTCCCGCCACCCGGACGAGAAACCGACTTTGCATCATGGCGGGTGATGGAAAGGATTGTTTGATGGGAATAACCATATTTGATGAGGGATTGAAAGGATTGTTGGAATAATGTTTGCACATCAAATTATACAGGAATTAACTTTGAATAAATTTAAGTATAACAAAGAGATGCAGGAGCAGATTAATCGTTGCCTGCCAATTTTAAAAAGGTCCGTCAAGTTCCAAATAGAAAGTTTATCTGATATTTATAATATTTTTAATTTTAAAGAGGGAGATAGTGGGCAAGCTGAAATATTTGGAGATAAAAAATATTTAAAATTTCCCTATAAAGAAATGTATATTGAGATCCACGCCTGTCCAAAAGACTTTCCGATTCGTGGCATATTATCCCAGGAAATAAATAAAGATGAGTTTGAATTTTTTTTCTTTTTTAAGTGGGGGGTTCCGTTAAACCATTGGGACATATTAGGTATCGTGACTCGACATAAATTGACTGAAAGAAAAATAACAAAATATATAACAGATAAAATAAATGATGAAGATTTTTTAATAAAAGATGCTTTACAAAATTTAACCATTTTGGATTTTTTTATTAAATTGATTAATTGCAAAAACATCGAATCCGTAGACCATCGACCTTCCGAAAGATTAAATAAAGCAAATAGGCGAAGGGGAAAACAGGAACTTTTTACTTATAAATCTCTTCAAATAAAATTACCCGGAATTAGGCGAGAAAAAAATGAAAGCCTACCGACCGGGGAGCATAATCGGATTCATTTTATCCGGGGACATTTTAAAGAATATACAGAAGATCACCCTTTATTCGGGAAGGTGACTGGTCTTTGGTGGTGGCAGCCTCATGTCAGAGGGCAGAATAAAGAAGGAATAATTTTTAAAGATTATAAGGTGGAAATTAAAAATCAGGAGGAAACAAAATGAATAAACATGACTTCGAAATTGAACAAATTAAAAAAATATCTAATATCCAAGATGATTATGAAAAATTGGCCGAACTCAAGAAAATCCCATATTTTAAACAATGGGAGAAGATAGAATTAAAAAGGGTTGCTATTAACGAGGATAAAAGTGCCCTATTTTCTAAACTTTTAAAATTAAACCCAGGAAGAAAATTGGTCGTTGGTTTAGACGGTCGATTAATTTTACAAACAGAATATAAAATAAAAAGATAAAACTGTTACCACTCGCAGACTGGCATCCTGGAACAAGTTGAAATTAAATATGTTTTTGACGGGTTCAAATCCCGTTGGGGACGCCAAAAAATTCAATAAGTTATATAAATAAAAACGTTGACTATTCGATTACCAATTTTGTCATCAATTACTTTTTCCGCCAAAAAGTCAGGCTAATTTTTGCAATCACATCCTCGATTGGTGGACGTTGCCCCGGCTTGAATTTCCGGATCTCCAAGTTTTGCTTTTAGCAGGTCGGATATTTTGTCAGGGTTCGCTTTTGGAATAAACCTCATGACAAAATTGATGGCCATTTGATGCTTTTCTATTGCCGGTATTTTCTCAAGGCCATGCTTTGCGGCGGCGGCGGCTTTTTCTTCCACGGAATAGATGGCCTTCTTTAGCAGGTCGTCAATCTGACGCTCCTGATTCTGGGTAATGTTCATTTTCAGTTTTTGATTTAAAAACGCCACGGATCGCTGACATAGCCAGGTAATAAAAAAACCGATAACGGTCAGGATCGTCGGCTGCAAGATTTCATCAAATAGCTTGTCCATGATTTAAACCTTCCCGGCCTTCATCTTGACCACGGCGGCCTCTAGTGCTAAGTTGATGGTTGAAGTGGCCAACTGTATACCTCTGGCTTGTAAATCAACGACGATTGTCGCAAAGGCGGCCTGGCGCTTGGAGTCGTCAGTAACCAAAGAAATATCTTTGGCGACATTAAGAACGGCTTTCATGGCCACGTCTGCCAGGATCTGTCCGGCCCCAGTCAATAGGATTTTAATAAATGGTTCTATAAAGTCCCAAATTCCAGACCAAAACAATCTGATTTTATCGGTAAAGCTCATTTTCATTCCTTTCTGCTAAAGAAGTTTTTTATCTTTTTAAAAAATCCCATGACGGCATACTCCGGGTCACATTCAACGGAATATCCGACGAGCTTCGTTACCTTCACTCCCCCCAATTCCCGCTCTTGTTCTTTTTCTGCAATGGCCCCTTCTCGGGAAACATCGGGGGGCGGGATATCCTCTGGATTGAAAGTCATGCAATCCAAACTTTAAAAAACAAAATCACGCTTAAGGCAATGATCAGTAAATCATCGATTATCATCTTGTTTTCCCGTTTTCTCCTTAGCCATTTCCTTTTTAATAAGATCCAGCGTCTCTGGCCAAAAAAGCGTATTGCATTTTTCGCACTCGTAAACGGTCCGGTTCCACTTTGGAACCGTCAGGGGACCATTACAATAAGGGCAAAATTCAATGCTCACGGAATCCAACCTTCAAATTTAGTAATACCCTTGCATAGATCAAAAAATTGATTCGGATGGAGGTCGCCGATAGTTACGTTGTTCGGCAGGTTCATCCATTGGCAGATAACCCTTGCATATTGCTCCGGGTCGTTTTGATCCTCTGCGGGAGCATATTGGGCAATGGCTTTAATAATGTTCATGTCATTGTATTTGGTAGAAAGGAGATAGGCAAGGGCGGCGCACCCCTTTGCGATAGAGGGATAGGAAGCATAATTTTGACCATCATCTTTCCCGCTCAAAATCAGGTTTACCGGATAAACGATGTTTTTTGAGTTGTGATGCCGGATATTTCCAGGGTTGTTGTTTCGACAAGATCGGCTGCTCATTTCCCTCCTCCTCTCTCCTTTATGTGAAGATCAACGAGTTTATCTAGTTTTGATTGAATAACGGCCTGGTTGTCTTTAATCTGAAGCATGACCAAATCAAATTCCCTTTTATCCACTTTCTGGCCCAACTGCGCCCTTGTATCATTTAACAAATATCCTCCAAGCATCAATAATATACCCAACAGCACAGAAACAATCCACGTCCAGGGGACCAACTTTCCTTCCATTTCCTTTGTCATTTAAGTATCCTCCTGCGTTGTGTAGTGGCCCTCTGTCGGCCGTGGGCGGCGGCTCATTATCTCTTTGTCTAAGTTGCGTCCTTCTATCAGCGTGCAAATGGCTTCAACAAACCTGCTTCGGTCCGGCTCTTCTATCTTTGGGATAACTTCCTTTAATACCTGTTCGGCTTCTGAAATTTTCAATAGCCATAACCCGCCAAGCTTTAGAAAACAAAATCACGTTTAGGTCAACAATTGATCATGTTTTATATTCTATCCCCTGAGCGTCCAATAACTCCTTAAAGGCAGCCCGGAGACCCGCAATATTATTAATGCTATCAATTTGGATATTTTTCAAATTAGCCCTGGCCGTTTCTTGCTTGACTTTTTCGGCTTCCCATTGTGACATTACGGGCGGGGCCAGGACGTCATAATTTGCCTTGACATCGTCCACGGTACTATTATTCTCCGGCGTGTCCCAGGCAGGGTCAAGCCAACAAATATCAGTACCCCGCAACTGCCACTTGGTAGGATCAATACGTTGAGCTAATAGTGTGCATAAAATATTTAGGTTCATTAGTCTCTCCTTTCAAAGATTAAATCTGCAAATCTCCTTAATCTACCCTATCAAATGTTAATAACGTAGCCCCTACATAAGAACTGTCTCCAAATATTGTGCGGGTTCCAGAAGCTGAAATGACCTGCGCACCTAAATGAATGGTGTCTCCTGTATTCAAATAGCATTCAGCCCGAGATGTTGGTTGTTGATCAACGCCTGACCCACCATATTGTTTACCTTGTGCCCTATAGGTTGCCGATCCATAAGTGGCACTTCCTGTCTTTATATAAGCAAATATGATAGTAGTTGCTCCAGAGCAATATCCCCACACCTGTCCACCTATGTTATATTTCCCGGATTGCTTAACTACTACACTTATAGCTGAATACTCAGCTATATCAGAACTTCCAGTAACTGTTGTTGCCAAATTCTTCTGATAACCATAATCGCTTTTAGGATTCCAAATGATTTGCGGAACATTTTCTCCAGTGGCCTGAAGCGTATGGTCCGGTGTGTCGGCGGTGTCGTATTGATACCGCACCTTTGCCACGGCTACGCAATAGTGAGAGGCAGAGCGCGTATATGTCGAAGACTCTTCCAGAAGGAAATAATCATCATCCGTGGCCGTAGTGGTGGTTGGGACTACATTAAATCCAGAATATCCAGCCAGCGCCCAAACAATCCCCGTACCATCCCAAATGGCGTAAAGCCAGGCAGTTTTGATTTCAGCATCAAGACTTCCCTTGCTCCAATAATTAGCAGCATCAGCCATAACGATTTGGCCTGTGCCAGACAGATAAGAGGCTGCTCTACTTCGTTGCGTGTACCCATTGGCATCCGGGATCATCACCTTGATAGGGTTGGTGGCGTCAGGTGCAGCCCCACCGGACTTACTGAAAATATCCAGCTTGTTTACAGCAGCATTGACAACAGGCTTTAGATTGGAAATCATCTCCCGTTGTGTAGACGGAGTAAGATAATTATAGGCTGACGAGGCGGCCAATGCGTCTGATACTGAGGCAGTTGGTGGAGTTTGCAGTATCCAGCGCTTGTTCCCTGCGTTCGTATCGGGAGAAATTACTAATGGGCTTGATTCGGCGGCACCAGAAGCGGCGTTTAATTTATAAACATAGAGCAGATTTCCGGTGGTGACGAAAGCTATGTCTCCATCGTTAAGAACACTACCGTCAAGGTTATCCAGACAGGCTGCCCCCCCACCAGTCAAGCAGGTCCGACTGAAATATACCTGGTTAGTGGCCGCATTCGCTAGGGAAGAAAAAAACAAAAAAATTAAAGCCATGGCCAGAATTGATTTTTTGAGTTTCATGAAAAACTCCTTTCTATATAACTTCTCTCAGGTTGAAATTTATTTTTGCCAGTGTCGAACTGATATATTCCACCTCTGGCGGACTGATCCTTTTTGCAAAAAGCACAAATTCTTTATCCGTAATCTTTTTATGGGCCAGCCTTATAGCTAAAGGCTTCGGCCCGATCTGGTCAAATATGTCCAGCTTAAATTTGAAAGCGTTTTCCCGAGTTTCGATTATGGATAAGGCCGGAAAAGACCTTACTATATTTCGAACTCGGAAGTAATCCGCTCCGTTGTTTAGCTCTTTTTCAATGGAAAAGTCAGTTGAAAATTCTTTGGGCGAATAAAGAGGATCATTAAACGTTTCTACATTCCCGGCCCTTAAAATTCCAGCATAAACGGTCTCTCCGACCTCAGCCGTAAGGGTCACTCGGATAATGTGAGGAGTACTGAACTCCTGATAATCCGCCCAGAGTCGGCCTTTGCTTCCGGGCAGGTTTTGGACGATGGAAATTGGATCATAGGACGTTTCAAGTTCATATCCGGTCTCTAAGCTATATCCGCTTTCGGCTTCATAGTCTCCGCCCGTCCCGATAACGATTTCGGCAGTTAGAGCATTTGTGTTCAGGATTTCGATGGCCGACCCTTTCGATACCAACACCGTTATAATGGCCTCATTTAGGCCATTGGCTTTCCAAACATCCGTCGTAAAATCGTTAAGCATATTAGATGCTGGAAAGCTCGCATCTTCCGAGGAGGCAGAAACGGAAGTTACGTTATCGGTCCCTAAATCTGTGTCAATGATTATTTTCAAGTGCTTATATTTCCCTCGCCTTCGACCTTAATGGCGTCGTTTAGAAAATCAAATGTAAGTTTCCGGCATCTGATCCAAGAAGAAAGATTGTTTCTGGTTCCGGTGTCGGGGAAGGCTATTTTTTCTCCCAGTTTTGGGAAGTTTCCTGCGATCATTGGGAAATCAAAAACAGCCCTCGGAGAATTTTCTAAAGATATAATATCGTCAAGCGCGTCTTCGACATTGGCTTGTGTCGAATGGAATGGAGTCGGACTTATATTAGACCCATGTGCGTAGCTAGAAAACCGGCTAAATCCCGCTGCGCTTGCCGAGGCCACCGGAGTCTTATATTGATATTTCGGAAATGCGAAAAATTTAAACTCGGTCAGGGTTCGTGATCCGTTGTCTCCCAACATATCGATCAAATAGGCGGTGGTTCCCTCAATATAGAGAAGATGAGAATAGAACTGGACCAGATTCGATAAAAGATTTATTGCCAGTTGGGTTGAGGTAAGAGTATAGAGAACGTTCGGAGATGGACTCCGGGCGTAGGTTGTGTCAAGTGTCGCTATTTCGGTGATCACGCTCAAAATATCTTCTACTGTCTCGTTAAGCGTAGTATCATAATGGGGCGCAAGCTGAGAAAAATTCGTCCAAGTCGTGGGGGTTGTTCCAGTAGCCGTAAAAATCTCCCCGGTGGAATTAGAAGAGGCACCTACATTAAGAAAATCATCCCCGGCTTTATAATCGACGATTTCATAGGTGCGTCCTACTACTAAAGGCGGAACGCCCATAATATAAAATTGCTCGCTATAAGACGGACCGAATAGATTATACTCGATTTTCTCTCGGTCAAATTCGGAGAGATGGGCAGTCCCGGAAAAGACCAGTTCTCGGGCTGCTTCGGTCGTGTCGGTGTAATAAATAGAGATTGGACAAACTACAGGGGGCGGCCAGTCATTGGAAAACAACTCAGGATTGAAACTGATCTTCCCGAAACTCATTTGACCGAAACCACCATAGTCAGACGGAAGGGCCAGCGTTGGGGCGTCAAGATTGATAATCCGAGGTTTCCAGTTATAGGTCAGGGCGTGACCGTCAAAGGATACACGGTTGACTGTTCCGTTTATGGTGATCTCGGTTAAAATCATTTACTGATAAATCCTTGTAGTAGGATTCAGACTAGAGCGGCTATTTCGGGCCACGATAACGCCATCAGCCTCGATCCTGATTGCTCCCTTAATCTCCTGTCCATCCAGAAAAATTTTAAATACCGGGGAAAAAGATCCCCCGCCATTTTCATATCTGGCGTTTTCTTTTCTGGAAAGAACCCGCTCGCCTCTTTGAAGAATGGCCGGAAATTCATCCGGGGCAAATCCGTTATGGAGCCGTGGCGCACCGGCAAAGGCCAGGGCCGGAACCGCTCTCATGGGAGAGTAGTCATAACCAACCAATCCTCCTTCATGAAAAATACTGCTAAAAAAATTCCCTATTCCTGACCCAATATCAGAAACGACGCTACTTATACCGCTAACGATTCCTCCGGTAATATCCTTTACACCTGGAATAAACGGCAGTAAGGCAGGCAGAAGGGAAAGCCCAAATGTTTCCGGTGCCAAGGCCATTTCACCGGCGAGTTCTGCGGCACTCAGCCCGGCAAACATTCCGGTGTCAATTCCGGCCGCAAGCCCCACCTCTGCTGCCCCTCCGATCAATTCACTTGTTCCTAGGCCTGCTAAGACTTCGGGATTAAAACCAAGAGACGCCAAGTCTCCTATTTCCGTAGCGACTCCCCCTCCAGATGATCCCCAATTAAGCCAACCCTTGACCCAGTCAAATCCTTTTGATGCCAAGCCCAAAAGTCCACCAGTTGCCCCACCCCCGCCACCACCAGTTGCCCCCATCGCCGCTCCAAAATTAACGATTGACATGGCCTGCCCGGTCATGATCCACTTCATCAACATCTTAGCCATAACATCGGTAAAATTGCGGAGCATAGCGTCCCAAAAAGAGACCAGATATTCACCAAGGTCTTTTGTTTTTCCCTTGAAGGTATCGAAAAAAAGATCAGACATGGCACGCTCTGACTGAGCCATGAAATTTCTAAAAGTGTTATAGCCAACCAGGCCGGTTTTTTCGGCATTTACCTGCATTTCCTGATAGCCCGCCTTAACGCCACCAAAGAAATCGTTCGCCGCTTTTCCTTTTTCAATTTCCGCCTTGACGGTTTCATTTTTGACCCAGACTGCAACCTTGACGGCGTTAGCCCCTTCCCTTAATCGCCTGTCGGCCTCTTGATTTATCTCGTCTATTCTTGCATTGAAAGCCTCTTGCTCCCATCCCCGAATGTCCTTGATTGAATCATAGTTAGTCTTGGCCACCTTAAGGGCGTGTTCTGTTTCCTTGAGTAGTCTGGCAGCGACGGCATTAGCGGAAATTTTGACCTTTAATTCTTCATATTCGACGAACGAAATCCAACCCATTTCATAAAGGCGCTTGAGGTGTACAAGTTTTTCACCTTCTTGAAAAGTAATTGCATTTATGGCCCTTTGTGTTTCGGTTATGCCAAAGTCTGCTTCAGCGGATTTCATCTTCCGGTATTCTTCGGCACCCTTCAGGTGGTCCGCCGAAATCTTTACTCCAAGAGCAATTTCTTTTTCTATCAATTTTACGGCGTCATCTTCGGCCTTTTTCGTCATCTGGGCGGTTATTTCTTCACGTTCATAGTTTAATTTGGTCCACAGGTGATTATACTCTTTCCAAAGGGCTTCTAATTTTGCTTTTGCTTCGCCTTCCTTGGACACATTTTTAATAATGCTGTCGGCTTGTTTGTCATACCATTCATTTAAATAGATTAATTTTTTTTCAATGACTTCACGGGTCATTTCAATATCGTTTATCCCGGAAATTTTCTGCATCCTTAGCCAGTGGTCTGCGGCCATGGCCTGTTCATCAAAATATGATTTATTGGCGGCAGTTTGAGCGGCCAAAATACTAGCCATTTCTTCTGTGGCCTGCTTCTTTATCTTGTTCAATTCCGGGGCGGCGGCGGTCCCTAATTTCTCCGATTTCTGTTTTTTGTTATAATCGGCAAGGGATTTATCTATCTCTTCCAATAAGCTTCCAGAAAAGGCTTTGCCTGTTTTTGTTCCGGCATCAGACCAGTTCTGCTTCGCACTTTTCCAGTTTTCAGCCATACCCTTAAAGTCAAGACTGGCCGCACTGTAAAGAGCGGATCCGACGTTTCCGGCTGCCTTTACAATGTCCCACATAGACTGACCGATCCATTTTACACGTTCCAAAATTGGAGGAAGAATGGCAAAGATCATCCCCCATCCATCAAAAACCGTAGACGTGACGGCACCAATCAGTTTAATCGGACCTTCAAAAGTGGAGAGGATTTCCCAGGCTGACCGTAAAATATTTTTAATGGACTCCCAGGTCTTATACATCCCATCCCGGAGAGTGGCGGCGATATTTCCGGCCGTGGAATCCTGATCCATCATGTTTAAGGAAATTTGTTTTCCGAGCCGGATGATGTCCTCATAAACCGGAGTAAACATTCCCCTCAAAACCCGGTGATACATGGTTTCAAGGGTCGATTTCACGGCAAGCCAGGTGGAGTCAATATCTTTGGCGGCGGCTGTAAATCCAACCAACAATAATCCGGCGTTTTCGATAAGGGTCCCTTGTTCTTTCCATTTTTCGACGTGATCCTTTAATGATCCTCCAACTTTTTGACCCAGTAAAACGGCCAAGCGGTTTGTAGCCCGTTCCTCTCCGTCGATCAGGCCCCTTATCTCCTGCCTGAATTGGATGTCTTGATTCTGCCCTTGAGTCAGTAAGGCCAGAGCATTGGCAATAGCGATAAATCCCTCTTTCTGCTTTTTATTATTTACGTCAAGAAGGACCCCGCCTTGAGCCATGGTCTCGACCATAGCCATAAGGTTTTTCCCGGTGGCTACGGTCTCGGCGTCCCACTCTTCCATTTTGTGAACAACCTGGCCAGCGTAGTCGTATGCCTGTTTGTAGGTTCCGGCAAGATCTGTTTTTGATCCTTTGGCAAAAGTGGTAATAGTAGCGGCAAGTGAAGCAGTGGAGAGTTTGACATCCTCAACGGATTGCAAACCATCCCGGATTAATTCAGTAATGGCATTCTTTAGGCCGTAAATGGCCTGGGTAGCAAAATTGGCAAGAGTAAAGGCCCCGAACATTTGCCCGAAAACAGACATTCCATTTTGTGCGGCCTCGGTCGTCTCGTCAATTAATTTTTTCGTGGTTCCAAATTGTTTTTGGTCAATGGTTTCAATTTTTCTTGCCAGAGATTCCCGAGCCCTTTCAATCTCGGCAGATGAAGACTTTGCCGAATTGGCAATCATATTGTAGGCGTTTTCGGCACCTTTTCGTTGAGCATCGAAAAGAAGGTCGGATTGAGACCCCAACGTCTTCCAGTTTTTTTCAATATCAAGTGTTGTTTGCTGTGCTGATTTTAAGATTTCTTTTTGCGCTTTTGTATATTTTGAAGCGTCAAGGTCTAATTCAGCATAGATGGTTCCGACGGGCTTCCCGGCCATTATCCGTTCTCCAAAATATTGCGGATTTCACCCTTGCTTGCATTTAAGGCAGGGCGAAGAAATGCTTTGTTTTTGTATTCAACTATCTTAGCGTAATAGACATCATAATTGCCCGCATAGACCCGGATGTCTCGACCTGCCGCAATAGGCTTTCCGTGTTGATCGTGTTTCTCAACAACCCGGATTGTTTTCTTTAGTGCGCCCGGCTTCCGGGCTGTCCAGGACTTACCGGCATATTTCCCTTTTTGGGCAACAGGTCGGCTTATCGTTCCCACCGGGCACTTTGATCGTGCCTTTCCAGCGATTACTTCCGCCGCTTTTCTGAGGCGGACCATGGATGCGTTGGCGAACTCCTGGTCAAACTTTTCCGGATTCCAATTAGAGACCCGCATTCCCCGTTTCCTTTTTCAGGTTTAACCAATGGTCAAAGACCAGAAGAACCTTTTCGAAACATCGTCTCTGATCTTCGACCCCGTAAAGAATCATGGCCGCATGAACGGCCAGTTGGTTGATGTCAACCGGCCCATTATGCGACATAATGACCTGACTCCGGGTGATCAAGAAAATTTTCGCCGCATCTTTGTTGTTGTCTGTCAAATCGACGCGGCACCGAAGACAGGCGTCTTCTCCCTCTCGGGAGTAATTCCCCATAGCGTGGCAGGCTGGGCAGGTGTGCGAGTATTCATCTTGCCACTCTACCCAGCCGGTAAGTTTTTTTGTTCTTCTTCTTCCTGCCGGATTCCGGATTCGGCTATCAACCTTTGAATCTTGGCTATGCAGCGATCAAAAGACGGGATCTGCATCAATTTTATTTTGTTTTCTCTGGTACACTCGATAACTTTTCCGGTTTTCTTGTCCTTGAAATTATCAAGCCCCGTGATAATAAAATCAATCCAATTTTCATTATCTTTTTGCTGTTCATCCAAAGGGAGAGACTCGAAATATTCAATCCTCTCCATAGCCCTGGTCTTCGTGTTGAAGACGTGTTCGGCCTTCCTCTTCCTGGATTTCAGTCTTTCCTGAATAAAAAATCGGCCAGACCTAGCACGGATTCTTGCATCGGTGTTAGGTTCATCCCAAACGGTTTCCCCGGTTGCCTCGTCAATGTGCGAAGGAAAAAAAGGAAACCATTCTCCTTCGTCATGTGCTTCAAAGTCGATAATCATAAGTACCCCCTGGTTTAGGTTAAGGTCATAGCGGCCCCGGAAACCTTGAATTCAAAGGCGGCCTGTCCGAGTCCGTTCTTGTCCATATCAATGGCAATGCCCTTTGTAACCAGGACTTGACCGCCCGACCCAACGGCCCAATAACTGGTTCCGTCAATAAACAGCTTCAGCCCGGTAGAGGTTGAATAAGGGATTACGGTTCCGGCGGCAACCAGGGCATTTAAAGCGGTCTGTCCGGTCGTGTCGGAAGGATCATAAAACCCTGCAATAGAAAGAGTTCCGGCATCACCAGCCCCACTCAGAAAGGTCTTGATGTCATCGCCGAACTCGGTGTCTTCCAGCATTTCTCGGGTAAACCCGCTCATAGACCATTTCCCCATCCCCAGGACGTTGGCCCCGTTGTATTGGACCTTTGCTAACTTTCCTACTTTTGCACCCATTGGTTTTTCCTCCTTGTATCCTGATTTTTTTTACTTTAATTTTAAATTTTGATTTTTATTCCACCGGCCTCTTTTTCTCTGTGCCTTTCAATGGCCCTATCTCTTGCCTTGTAAAGCCGATAAAACGACTCATCAACCTCCATCGTGGTCAAATGCCCGGCAGGAACCGAAGTATCAACAAAAATCCTATATCCGGCGTTCCGGGCATCCGTACAAAAAACAATGTCTTCCCCTCTTGTATTTCCGGTTTCCGGGTTTTTCTCGAAACGAAACCAGGGGCTTTCTAACTTAGAAAAAACCTCCATCTTGATCATCAGGCATCCCGTCCCCGTGGCATCCACTTCAACTAAACTTCCCGGTTCCCATTCCTCGATGATATGGCATCCGGGGTTATCGGCCTTAATCATCAATGGATCAAAGGGCGGCCAGCGGCGAAAACACAAGGCCCCTACTATCGGTAAATTATGAGCAATTAAATTCCTGATCGTTTTAGGATGTAGGGTCATATCTGCATCGATCATTAATAGGTGAGAACATCCGTCTTGAAGCGCCGCATTGACAATATCATTCCGCATTACATCCAGGTGGCCATAGGTGGCCATATAAAGTTGAAAGGGCGGCTTATCCAGACAAAGAATATTTTTAAAAAATTCCAAAGGCACCATTGGAAAAGAACATGGGATGCCTATACCTAACTGAAACTCAAGTTTCCCTATTGCGGCCTCGTATTTTGCCTTCAATATGGATTCTCTAAGATTCATCAAGGACCTCTTCCGTGAGTTCTTCAGTCATAATATCCCAATCCTCTGCCGCCTGTCGGGCCTCATCCGGGGTACGCCTGTATCCTTGCACGAATACCCGATCTTCTTCGGTAGGCGCTACTTCCAGCCAGTTATACCGTACCCATTCCGATCTGGTTATATCTGATAGATTTTTTTCAGGCGATTCTCCCATTAACCCTCCTGAGTCAAGACCCGGTATTCAACGGCCCAATGTTTGACCGTGGCCGTTCCTTCCGGGGTTGATATTTCATCGATAAACGTCACCAGGTTTGTCCGTTCCATAATCAGCATGGTGGCCCCGGTAAGGCTTAATTGAACATCGTCAAAAAGGCTTTTGAGATGATTAAACATCGTGGTTATTTCCGTTGAGCCTTTCGAGGCCGAAAAAAGATCAAATTGAATAATGACATCTTCAAAATTTTCGATGAACTGGCATTCCGGAACACCGGAAATTATTTTAAAGACCACATAAGGGAAATTGACCGGCAAGTCATCTCCATACTCATCAAGATAAATCCGCCCCGAAACGTCATTAGACAAATCCGAACTGTTTAATTTGGTCCTGATGGCGGTTAGAATGTGGATCATTTTTTATGTCCTGTTAAAAATAATCCTTCTTATTTCAATGTCGCCTTTTAATTCCATAACCCGGATATTTCCGTTTTTGTCTCTCAAATATTCCCCGTGATCATTTCGGCGATGACATAAGCAAATCCCCAATTCTTCATCGGCGGTGAAGCAGTCTTTAACTTCTTCCCCGTCTAAAGAAATGGTAAAATGATAAGCATATCTATAGTAGCCTAAATCTTTGGGATCCTGCGACATTCTCATTATCCCGACTCCTTAGCCGTTAAATCCAGCCACCTTCGACGCTGAACTTCGATAATTCCGATGATATTCAAATAAATGTCGCCGTCCTTGATCCGCCAGGAAGTCTTAACATCTGTTCGGTATCTGATACGGTAAGTATGGACTTTGAGCCCGGTTGTAGCCATCGCCTGAACAGCCTCATCGCTTCTATGGGTCACTTTCTTGGCCCAAACCGTAGCCATGTCTACCCAAACCACCGGCCTCCCTCCTCCGGCATCCACCGTGCGGGTCTGGGCCTGTAGGGTGATTCGCTTGTTTAGGTCACCTATCTTAATCAAAACTCATCCCAAAGCCGATAAGCGCCCAATAAGGCATTGACTGTTTTGTTAGGCTGATAAGACTGCATCGTTTGGTTTAAAATTTGACCTTCCCGGTTTTCAAAAAGGTCAGCGGCAATCATTTTGATTGCGGCTCGAATGGCTGATGGAATTGAGGCGGCAGCGGTCCATCCTCCCACAAATCGAATCGTGATCGGGTTAGACGGCCACGGTGTAAAACTTGGCCATGATACCCCATAAGGCAGAACGACCCTTCCACATTGGTCTCCGTTTGTCTCAACCAGATAGTCCGTATTGACGATCATGGTGGTTTCGGTCCCGTCGCTGTTTTTGTATTTCACCGATGAAATCGACTGAAGGTTCCCGCCGGGGATCTTGACAAAATACTCATCCGGCCATTTGTTTAAATAGTAATCCCAGGTTTGGGTTAAAAGGTTCCGTCTTAAAATGTTTTCGGCCTGTTCTCTGGCTGCTGTAATAATGTCCGTTAAAAGACTATCTTCGGCAGTTGTCGCCGCATTGACAAGAATTGACGTTCCAAATTCACAAGAGGCCACTAAGACCTTTGATGCCGTCCGGATATATCGCTTTGATCCGGTGTACTGCTTCTTATAATCGGCGTTATCATTTGCCGTCGTGACCTGAGTAAAGGTCCCACCGGCCCAATCGGTCCAGGAAGAATTATCGTCCGACTCCTGAATCTTCGTGTCTACGGTCCCCCCAGCCCCGTTGGTTCCATGGTGAATCAGGACTTCCGACTGTTTACCCAGGACATCAACTCCGGTTCCAATATGCGTTGTGTAATTGTCGGCAACGGCCTTAGACCCATAGGTCAAAGATTGAGTAAGCGTAAGGTTTCCATCGAATGTTTCCGAGTCTAGGCGGAGATGGGTCTTTAACTCCGCCAGGGTGATCGGTTCGATAGTTGGTGCGGTGTAAATCTTCGCTTTCATGCTATGGCCCTGTTATTTTGACCCCATTCACAAATGCCACTTTACCGGAAGCCAAGTCTGCCGCTACCGCAGGGTTCCCGACTTCGGTTGTATCAACTACCTCCGCTTTCCCGGCTATACCAAAAATCGTAACACCTGATTTTATGTTGGCCGTTGCCAGGTCGGTATCCTCGGCGCTTAAGGTCGTGGCGGCATAATATCCGGCCTCGACTGTATCATTGGCAGGATTCAGGGTCTTAGTTCCTGTGCCGGTAATCTTCGCACCATTGACAAAACCTACTTTTCCAGTCGGAATTATCCCCGCTGATATTGGATTTCCGGCTTCCGTGTCATAGGTTCCGGTTACCCCAAAGATCACTACTCCGGTCTTGATATTTCCAGCGGCCAAGTCTGCATCAATGGTATCCAGATTGGTAGCCTGATAAAATCCTTCGGCCACAGCCTTACTCGAGGCGCTTAAGGTCTTTGTGGCTATTTCAGGGGCGGTTGCTCCATTGACAATTAACATAAATCACCTCCCTAACCATCTGGTTATCAGGCCGTATGTTCTGGTGCTGGCATTTGTCCAGGCAATGACAATTTTGTCTCCGCTTTCCAGTTCAATCGGTCTTTCAGGCTGCCAAAGCAGATCGGTAACAGAAGTCATGTCCTGACTATATAACAGAAGGTCATAAACCGATCCGGCATAGGCATCCAAGGTGACAGTCAAGGTTCCCGCCGCTCCTGCCGCTGAAAGATGAAGAGATATTGAATCAAGGGCAAATGGACCAGAAGGGGTCACGGTTTCAGCAATAGCCGCCGCTCCTGTTGCTTTCTGAAAAAATACCGACATAAACTTTCTCCTAAAGAGCGGGGCTTCCCCCGCCCCCGTTTTAAGGTCAAAAAAAGCTAAACAGCGGCCGTTACATAAGCTCCCGGAGACATCGGGACATAAAAAATATGACCCGTTGCCGCAATGGTTCCAGCTTGCGTTGCATCAGAAGCCTGCATCCCGATTACTCCCACCGTATTGACTCCAGCGGAAGACTCCCCACCGATTATTGACTTTATTCCTCCGGTGGCAACGTCCGTCAATCCGGCACTATCGGTGATAATCGCATTAGTCGCTACGGCCCCGCCCGGATAATAAATCCGGCCATAAGCCCCCAAGCTGGCTATTGAGGCACATTTGGCACACATCGCATTTAAAGAAATGACCGGGGTTGTGAAAGTACAGTAAAACAAAACCTGGGTTGCATTGGCATCGGCAGCCGCTGTCAGTTCAATAAATAATTGCATAATTCCAATACGGCCATAGACATTGAAGATAGACGTATTTGTCCCACCCGTAGTGAAATTAGCCGCCACCAAAACCCCTTTGGTCGTTTCGACATGGAGACCACAGATCAGATCCCCAATCGTTTGGATTGTAGAGGGATTGTAATTTCCTGCTCCCATTGTTACCTCCTTTGAGGATGGAGCGGGGATATTTCACCCCGCCCCAGGTAAAATTATTTCAAAGCAGTTAATGAACGGTTCCCGGTATAACGTGGC